CAGATTAATGCTTGGGTTTCAAATGGAAAAGTATTAAGAGCAGTTGTAAATCCATTTACGCCACACCGTCTTCCTTACCATGCTTTTTCTTACGAAAAGAATCCTTATAGTTTTTTTGGTATTGGTGTTGCTGAAAACATGGATGACTCTCAAAAGATTATGAATGGTCATGCTCGTATGGCTATAGATAATCTAGCATTATCAGGATCACTAGTATTTGATGTAGATGAAACTGCTCTTGTAGGGGGGCAGAGTATGGAAATATATCCGGGCAAAGTATTTCGTAGACAAGCAGGAGTTCCGGGTACAGCTATAAATGGCGTAAAGTTTCCTAATACATCTACAGAAAACATGATGATGTTTGACAAGTTTAGACAACTTGCAGACGAACAAACAGGAATACCCAGTTACTCTCATGGACAAACAGGTGTTCAAAGTATGACAAGAACAGCATCAGGTATGTCGATGCTACTTGGAGCAGCTTCACTAAACATAAAGACTGTTATTAAAAATCTTGATGACTTTCTTTTAAAACCGTTAGGTGAAGCGTACTTTCAATGGAATATGCAATTCTTAGAAAGTAAGTTGGGCGTAGAAGGAGACTTAGAAGTTAAAGCTACTGGTACAGCAAGTCTTATGCAAAAGGAAGTACGAAGCCAAAGGCTTACTACTTTTCTTCAAAGTGTACAGAATCCTGCTATTGCTCCGTTTGTTAAGATTAATAAACTCATTGGAGAGCTTGCATACTCGCTTGATCTTGATCCTGATGAAATACTCAACGATCCAGAAGAAGCAGCTATCATGGCTCAAATTATAGGGATGCAAAATAATGTTGGACAAGCAACTGGCGAAACGCCTCTCACTCCTAACGAGCAACAAGGAGTTATGGGAAGCCCTGATGGAACACCTCAACAACCTCAAGACCTTGGAGTTACGGGTACTGGTGGGGGCAATATCGGAACAGGAAATGTTCCGCAGTCAGGGGAGGATCAATTCTCTGGAACGCCTAGAGCAGTTGAAGGATGAAATTAGTGAAGCTAGAGGAAGAGACTCCTAGCTATCAAGGAAAGTATTGGTCTTATCCACAAAGAAAATTTTTGTGCTATAACGAATGGATAAAAGAGGAATGGCCTGATGGCAGTAAAGAAAAAGACAACCAAGAAAAAAACATCAAGAGTGAATGAAGCAGGTAATTATACTAAACCTACAATGCGTAAAAATTTATTTAATAGAATTAAAGCAGGTTCAAAGGGTGGTAAGCCCGGACAATGGAGTGCTCGAAAAGCTCAAATGTTAGCTAAAGAGTACAAAGCAAAAGGTGGTGGATATAAATAGGAGGACTTAATTATGCCAAAGCATTATGGTGATAGAAAAAAGAAAATGATGGGTGGTATGAATAAAAAGAAAAAAGGTATGATGATGGGTGGTATGCATAAAAAGAAAATGATGGGTGGTGGCAAAATGAAGTACTCAATGGGTGGTGAGGTTGCTAAACCTAATT